CCCTTAGCATCGCAATGAGTTTGGAAATACTGTATGATGTTCTGATTAGCCATATACTATTATACTTGCCTTTGTTCCATAAAGCAAGTGTTATGGTTACAATTCTTCGAATCTTTTGCGCAACCACGCCCACTCGTATGAAAGTTTCAACTGATTAAAATCACCATTGACTTCTTCATAGAACTCGTCAGCATCAACAGCGCCCTTGATGCTGAATTGTGCAAAGTCCCCATCGGCTTTGTTCATCCATGCATCAAGGCGCTCCCGAGCAATATCACTATCTTCGGCTTTTAGTTTCAGTACTTCACGGAAGGCTGTGCGCCATGTTGAGAAAGGATCCGTGTTGTACATCGCTGTACCCGATAATAGTTCTACTACTTCGTGTTCATCGTCAAGAGTAAAGTCTAAGCCTTTACCTTCATTGGCGAGAGTCAATTTCTTATTGTAAGCAATCATTGCTTGGTGACCATAAATCAAACCATTCACTGGATTCTTTGCTTGAAAGATATAGTGCTTTGAAATCTGCATACGATCTGGTTGCCAGTTCCAATCAAACTTGGGGCTGACTTTTAACTTAGCAAACACTGTAAACATCCAAGGAGTGTTGCTTGCTTCTGCGGCAGCATGATAGGCTGCTACACGACCATTTACTCCATCTACTCTAGTTACTCGATTCTTAAGCCCCTTAGTAGTTCGCAATAGATGTTCATAGTTTTCATCTGCACCAGTTTCACCGTTGCTTAAGAATACAATGTCCATTGGGTTAGACTTAGCAAGTTTTGTAGATTTCTTAATGTAGGGATAATCATACAACTCTTTCTTTACATAGTCATTAACTTCACGTGGTACAACAATTCTACTTGCGCCGGTACTAGTAATGATAATAGTTTTAGTATCGGGCGCCCACAAGTTCATTGGTTCAATTTCAATCTTTTCAATATTGTTATTGTCTTCTGAAATAAATGTAGCGTATGGCCAATTACCAATGCTAGTAACTGCGTCAACCATAGTGTCTTTGCTAGTAACAATAGTTGGCTCTGGCAAACGTTGCGCACGTAGTGTAGAGTTATAGTTTACTTTATGATAGTCCTCAAGAACTTTCATGTCTGTAATTAACTCTCTAGTCTTGTTTACATCAATAAAGAACGTGTCTCCAAACTTTTGTTTACCACTAGGGAATACATGTAGTTGATCTTTAGCGAAAGGGTCACAGATATAACTAAAGTCAAACTCTCTGTAGTCACAAACACTACTGCATAGCCACAGATAATGTTCTTTCTTTTCTGGCTGTTTATTGATAATCTCACGTAGTGTGTTCAAATAACTTTTATTGTACTTGACAACTGTTATAGATTTTTCATCAACCTTTTGAGTAATCTGTTCGACAACTGAAGTTACTTCAGGATTACCATGATCGATAACATATACATCGTGTAATGCTTTTGTTGCCTTAGTACGATTATCTTTAACAAAGTTTAGATTATTCAAGTGTTCGATGATTTTAACATACTTTGTGTCTTGTGCAAACGTTTCACGGTTAATCATAAATGTTGTACCCCAGTGTGACCACTGAGTACCAAACACGTTTACCATTTTCATCTGCCAGGGGTTAGGGTAATAGTCAAAGTCAAAACCTGTATAGTCTAGTTCTGAGTTTAGTACCCATACCAAATTAGTTGTAGCACGATTAGTGCAACGAGTGATTGTATCGACCCAAGAGTTTAGGTAACGTGTCTTTTGAATTCTATTACCAAATTTTGCTTTAAGCGTTTCAAATCTATTAGCGGATTCTTTGTTACCTCTATCAACATAGAACATATCAATGTTAACTTTGATCTCAACTTTTTGATCTTCGACATAGTTAATTTCACGATTGCCTTTGAACCATTGTGGCCCGTTGACAAAATACGTTTGTGTATTCATGTTGTCACGTGTACCAAATGCATGAACATAATGTGCTTGTTCAATGCTAGGGCGCCAGTTAAAATCAAACTCTGAATAATTCAAGTCAGGGTTCAATGCCCAGAATACTTCGTCTTTATGTTTATCAACTAAGTCTTCAAGTGTAGTCTCAATTAGATATTGAGCATACTCTTCTTTCTTAACTTCTTCGATCTCAACACGTTCTAGATTTACAACTTCGCCGTTGTTGTTTGGTGTAATGTATTTTGGTCCGTCAATTGGGTCTACGATAGTACCAAACTGATAGATAACAGGACCTGCTGTATCATCAGGATGCCATGAGAAATCAAACTTACTCACATCTATTGTTGCAGGAATCTCCCAGTTCTTTTTAGTAGGAAGTTTACGTGCTTTCAATACCCGTGTATCAACATACTTGAGTTTAGTTGCACCTGGTACTATGTAGCGCGGGCCACCTGTCTTTTGATGTTGTGTACCAAATTGATAGATGAATGGATCATCTTCTGCATATGGATGCCATGAAAAGTCAAACTCTGACCTCATGATATCCTCTGGTATTTCCCAGTTAGTCATATTAGTTAGCGACTTAGCAGTCAAGCCTTCTACATATTTGACTTCGGTTGCACCGGGAACAGTGTAACGAGGTCCGCCAGTAAATGCCCACTGTGTACCAAACTGATAGATATAAGCCGGGTCAGTGTCATCGGGATGCCATGAGAAATCAAAGTTATTAACATCAATGTTAGCAGGAACTTCCCAGTTAGTA